ACCCCTATTTTTTATAGCGCTCTCCTGCCCAGGTTTCAACAGCAACCGGCATCCCCATGTTCTTCGCCCATGCCGGCACGTCGGCCATGATCTGCTGAAACGCCTTCTCGTCGGTATTTTCTTTGTCGGGCTCGCACACAATCTCGTCGTGGACGGTAAGGATAATCGGAAAGCCGTTCTTCTCCAGCTTGAACATCGCCTCGACCATGAGATCGCGTGCCAGGCCCTGAATCACATTTTCCGTAAGTAGCCCACCGAAGGCGTCGATGGTCTTGAACTGGCCGGTCTTCATTTGCTGATAGCACCAGCCCATGCGGATGTCGGTATCGTCCCAGGGCATCGCCCTGCGCATCTGCTGCGGGTTAAAGTACCATAGCCGCCGGCCGGAAGGAAGACGAGCGGAAAGCCATTTGTCTTCGAGCTTATAGGTAACGCTGTAAGATTCATGAGGCTGTCCGTCCTTGACCGCTTCGAGCGCAGCGTCTTCCAGGCCCCACCACATCTTAGGCACGCACGGCGCCCAGTCTTCCCGATACACGCGCACGATCTCGCCGCAGAAATCCTCGGTTAATTTTTGCCCGTATTTCATTTTGAACTTGCGCCAGCCCATTCCGAAACCAAGGCCGAGCACCGAGTTTTTACCCGTCTGCCGTTCCTCGGGGTCTTTCTTTTTATCGATCTTCCGCTTATAGATCGACTGCGCCATGTCGCAATACACATCCTGTCCCGAGGCCATCAGCGCCGTCTTGTCATGCTGGCCGGAAACCGCGAGCACCAGGCGGGCTTCGACGCCGGCGAAATCCCCGGAGAGAAGTGTTTTGCCGGGCGCGGCGATGATGGTATGCCGCAGTGCGGAAACCACGCTCTCGATAGCAGGCCCCAAATTCATTTCGACGAAACTGGGGTCGCCGCTCATGATGGTCTGCACTACAAATTCGGGGTCGAATTTCCCCCCACCTGCATCCTTAATAGTTCCTCGCGGAAAGTTTTGTGGTTGCAATAGCCGCCCTGACCATCGGCCGGGCGAGGCCCCGTGATATTGCAAAAGTCCACGCGCTCGTCCATCCATGCCGACACAGGCTTGCATACGCGCGAGTTTCTTCACCGATGACGACCCAACCAGGCTACGAATATATAGCGCACGATGGACATGCGGCGGCAGGTTAACCGAAAGCGGGTCAAAATCTTCGTCATCTTCATCTCCTAAAATTGCGGTTATCGCTTCTTTGTTAAGGCTGTCCATATACACGCCCTGCTGGCCCACCCATTCTTTGACCTTGACCGCTTGCATAGGCGTGAGGCCGCCGGTGATCGTGGAGAACTCTTCGATAAGCGGAGCACTCGCCAGGTCAACCACCCGCTGCGCGGCTCTGATGAAGGGCATGTCAAGCAAGACGCCACGCTCGTTTATACGTTGATCGAGAAGCCAGACATTACGCTCGCCGGCCGGCAACGGCCCGAGTCGTTGCCGCAGATCATGTTCGGCCATGATGTCCTGTTCACAATAGCGGATGACGCGCGCGATAGAATCCGGGCTGCGGTCGTAATATCCTTTGCGGTTCGGCTTCGACATTTTCTTCGTGAACGCAGAACCCTCTTTATCCTTGCGGTTCCGCAGGCGCAGCGCGAGCGTGGCGCGGTCAAGGTCAAGAGGTATCGCCATCATGGCACATGTAGCCATTGTATCATCCCACCGCGGATTAGGGATGTCCGGCAGGCCGTATTCTTTGACCATGATATTACGCCAGATCGCTTTCTCGAATCCGGCGTTGTGCGCCACGAAAATAACTTCGGGGTCTTCGGCCAGTTTCTTTATGTTGCGGGTTTCCCAACTGCCGGGCGTCCATGTCCTCACATGATACCCGTCCGTTGCATAACACAGACACAGAATTTCCGTGGTGGCGTCTTCGGAATAACGCCAGGCCCCGACCTGTTTCAGGTCGGCGGCGCTGGCCGTTTCAAAGTCGATGATGACTTCTACCATGATGAAGCTCTAGGCAGTTCGGGGTGGGACAATAAAGGGGACTGAACCCACCCCAGGAGCCTTAGCCCCTAGCCCACCCCGCAACTGCCGGTGCGTGTGGGTTTCTTAAAGCAGGTCGTCGATATTTTCGCCTGCGCCGGGGGCATGAGTCGGATCGGTCATCGAGACCGATCCAAGATAGCCGCTGAACGCTTCCGACGATGACGTGCCGCCTGCGATCTTTTCTCCTTTGTTCGTTGAAAGGACTTTGTTGAGGTAAGCCGTCACGCCGGGCAGGCCGTCTTTTCCCTTGGGATCGTAGGCCACGAGGTTAAATTCCGCCAGCACCAGCACGCCGGCATAGAACTTCGCTTTCGCCGCGATGCGGACGGTATCGTTGTCGCATTCGACCAGCTTGCCCTTGTCGATGTAGGAAAGGATAGGAGGATTTTTTGACTTAGCCGGGACGACGACCTTGCCTCGCATATAGTCGCCTTTGCCCTTCTTGCCTGCCTTCTCCATCTCGTCGGCGCGCGTAGTGCCGTCGTACCAGGGAAACACCACCTGGCGGATTTTCTGCCCGTCCGTGGTGGTGACGAAGAACTGCCTATCCGGCCACTTGGCGCGGGCGAGCTTGGCCGCCAGTTCCTTAAAGCCCCGAAGCTCGGAGCTGTCGGCCGCGAAGAGGAAATTGCCGGAATATTTCGGCTCCCCCTTGGCTACGCCATTCTCCATAAACGCCTTCGGTTCGTAAAGAGTCGGAAAAGCCATCGGCACGGGAACGGTCAACTTAAAAACGCCATCAATCTGTTTTACGTCGGTCATAACTTTCACTCCTAAAATACCCTTGCGGGTGGTTACTTGGATTAAAAATATAGGCGGCTGCCTATGGCTTCCGTTTTACTGTCTCGCCTGGCCCAGCACCAGCAAATTCTTCTATGTTCACCCATTTTCTTCCCCCAGTTTTTCCACGGCAGCGCCGAACGCCTGCTGCGAAGATTGAACTTTTACGGCAACGCGCTTGTCGTCGTCGGTGGCCACCGTGAGTCCCGTCTGCGGCGTGTAGGCGTATTCGCGCACCAGCGCCTTCGCCGTCTCGCCCAGTTTTTCCAGTTCGGACGGCGACTTTATTTCTGGCTTGCACATCGCGTCAGCGCCGAACTTTTCCTTGAACAATGCGGCCGCGCCTTCCTCGAGCACGCGGTTCGCCTTCTTCGGCACCAGCTTGCATCCCGGCACTTCCTGCCCGAGATGCAGCCGGCGATAGACTTCCTCTTCAAGCGCCTTGAGATAGAAGCCCACCGCCTGCCGGTACTGGTAGGAACGGCCGAGCGTGGCATTCGAGTTATCCACCACCGTCTTCGGATTCGTCTTGCACGCCGCGCCGAACAGCGAAGCCATGAGCGGGCAGACTAACTTGGCCGGGCAAAACCGGCACCATGACCCGGCGTCGAGTTCCGCGCCGTTGACTTCCGTAAGCTGCATTGCAGGAACGAGCTTGTCGGCCACCCAGTTTTTGATGAACTCGGCATTCGTGGCCCATGTTTTAACGGGCTCGTCAAACGTCCTTGGCTGCACAATTCGGAGAGTAACGATGTCCACTTCGGGATGCAGCAGGAGAAACCCAAAGGCATAATACATAAGCTGTGGGTTCTGGGCGGCTTCGACGATGATGCCTTCGCCATGTTTATAATCAGTAACGTGCATCTTCCGACCGCCGCTGTGTATGACACAGCAATCCCCAGTCCCGTAGAAATACCGTTTGAGAAGGCTGTCGGCGCGCGGGTCGAGGATTTCAGCGACTCGCCCGTCCTGCTGCTGATAGGAAATGCCGTGCTCGATATAAACGACCGCGCCTTCCTCGGAAAAATGTTTTCTAACCGTGTCCAGATAGACCTGAACCGCCTGCGCCATTCCCTGATCGACTTCATAGCCATGAAACTTCTCTCCGATTACCTCCCATGAATCCATCCCGTTTCTTAGACAATGCGCGCCTGCTTCGTGCGCCGCAATACCAAGGCCACGGTACTCGGGCTCGTCGGATTCCTCTTCGATGTTGAGTTCCTTAATGAGCGCGACACTGCCAGGGCACGACATCCATCTTTCGGCCGACGATGCGCCGAGGGGGCTGTGTGCTGGTCTTTGTTCTGCTGACATGGCAGTTCCCTATTTTAGTTGCGGGGGCAGGAATCGAACCTGCTATCTCTGGATTATGAAACCAGCGTGTTCCCGGTCCACCACCCCGCATCCATTTACGCCAGCGGTTTGATCTGCGCCAGCAGGTCAATGTACTTCTGTCGTTTGTCCTGCGGCAGATCGATGACGCGGCCGGGCGGCGTCTTCACCCCGCACTCATTCAGCGCCTTCTTGATCGCGGGGGCGTTCTTGTTCGTTGCCTGGCATTTCTGCACGGCGTCCATCAGTCCCCTATCGGTGATCTCCTTGGCGGGCGACGGGCCGGTGCCGAGCAAGTCTTCCAGGTCGTCTGCTTCCTCGATCTTGGCTGCTGCGGTGTTCTGCTCCGCGGTATCCGCAAGCGCCGGGTCTTCGGCATCTGCGGTCTTGGGCATTCTGGTAGCCGCCTTTTTCTTTTTGGCTTCGGCCGATGCCGCCGTCTCGGTTACGCCTGCGGTGGGTTCGCCTTTAAGAATCCGCGCAAGGTGTGCGTGCGTTACGTTCGTGACGTGTTCAATTACCGCGTCATGGTCTTCGCCATCCGCGATGTTGAACGAAAGCTCGACTTCCGCTTTCTTGCTGTTGAACTCGCCCAGGTTCACGGTGCGGCCATGTGATATTCTGCCGCTGGTGATTTGTCCGTTGCTCATGGTAGTCCCCTTTCTAGGTTGAAATAAAAACACTGAATCAGTAACCGCCGATATGGTGATCGAGCCCGGCCCCGGAAGCCAAACAGCTTCTCAGTGTTCCCATTATTGAAGATTTGCAATATCCCCTTTTCATGGCGCTGAGTCAGCCCCTGCTGCCAGTTACCGCCTCACCCTTTTTATCGAGCGAAGCGTGGATAGTTTGCATTTTTCTCAGAGCAGTGGCAAGAACTTTCTCGGAAAAACTTCCGGGGGCGCAGAATACGTCAGCCTGCACCACGTTCTCCTGGCCGCCGCGATGCAGACGATCAAACGCCTGTTCGTTCACCGCCGGTACCCAGTCCGGCTCTGCGATGAGGCCATGCCAACATACGTCTTGCAAGCCGTCCGTGCCCGTGCCGACCGCGACGATCTGGCCGAGGAAAACTTTATGGTATGGTTCCTTCTGGAATAGCTCGACACGTTTTATCTTTTGTGTCGCGCTGGTGTTGCCGTCCACGCGCAGCACGCCATGCTTCTCCCAAGCCTTCGCCAATATGTCGAGTACTTCATGGTGGTAGGCGAAGACCACCAGTTTTTCCTCGCCGCCTTCGATAAGCATGTCGATATAGTCGGCCACTTGCGGGGCCAGGGCTACGCCCATCATGCGCCTGGCGGTGGCGATGGCGCCGAGCGTTGCGATGTCCGCGCCCTGGAGATTCTCAGGGTCAATCTGCAACAGGCTTTCAGCTTGCAGTGCCATCTTTACCGCTGCCGTCTCTTCAAGCTGGATGATGTCATAGATCGGCATTTTGAGTTGCGGCATCACGTCTTTCTTCAGATGCCGGGTCATGAAATTCGCACGCAGCCGGTTTTGCAATTCGCCATGCCGGCCGCTGCGCTCATCCACATAGATTTTTGTCTGCTGTGTCTTCGGGTCAAATCGCTCCATCGTAGCCGAAGGATTGAAACGCTCGCGGAAACTTTCCTCGCTCATGAAGTCGATGGAGTCCCAGTGCAGTCCGCGCGCGAGGGTGTAAGCCTCACGCGGTCGGTTAGGCAAAGGCGTGCCGGTAAGAGCGAGTATCCTCTCGCATCGGGAGGAAAACTCCGCAAAAACGCGATCATTTCCGCCTCCGAAAACAGCACGGGTTCGGCGGGAGTCGGTCGTTTTGAGGTAATGCGCTTCATCAAGGACGAGAAGATCGTAAGTTCCTTTTGCGAGAGCCTTACCAATTGCCTCGGATCGCGCGAGGTCATAGGAAACAACCGTCCATTCGGCATTTGGATGTACACCGTGCCGTCCTGCGAGAATAGGATGCACGCAATATGGCCATCGTAGTGTAGTCCACTCGCGTATCTTTTTAACCCATTGAAGCCGTATGCTAGCAGGGCAAATAACAAGAACTCGTTTAGCCCTGATCTCGTTCGCAAAGCAAATCGCAATCGGCGTCTTACCGAGGCCTGGCTGATCCCCAATAAGCGTGCTTCGTCGAGACAATGCGTATTCAATATCCGACTTTTGAAAGGGCCAGAGTTCCTTGTCCGAGGGGCAGGCGATATTTGCATTGCTTGTTGCCTTCCATGATAATTCGATTTGCTCAAGTATCGGCCGTAATTCATGCAGCGCGGCTTCCGTAGCGCATGACGCGAACGACGCCGCCGCATAGGGTTCCTGGGTAAATAAAACCGCTTCATTCTCGGTTGAGGCAGGGAGGGAAAAATTAAGTCCGTGTTGCTTCATCAAGTTCTGTATCACAGCACTCTCGGAGCGCGGAACCTTGATGGTGTACGCGCCTGTCTGCGGGATATAATCTAGCTGCATGGCTGTTGCTCCCGCAGTTTCTTAGCTATACGGAGTTCACGTCGTCTCGCCGCGATCGCTTCTTTGTTCTGGTGATAGCGAGCTAACTGTCTCTGGATTGTCTTTTCTTTGTTCTTTTTGTAATATTCCTGGTGCTTCGCTCTTATTTTATCTGCATTTTTTGCATAGAATGCGCGCCCGCGTTCGTTAATTTTGTCCTTTTTGATGGTATAATTTTTCTTTCTATACATGCGCTCCCGCGCACAGATATGCTCTTTATTCTTCTTCCTTCTTTCTCTACTAGCCGCCTGCATTTTTTCTTTATTTTTAGCATAATAAAGTCGCTGGCGTAATCTATATTTCTCTCTGTTCTTTTTCGCCCGCTCGCGCTGTTTCGCCCGGATTTTCTCTCTGTTCTTTTTCGCGTATACGCGACATAGAGTTTTATACTTTTCGCGGTTCGCTGTGCGCCATTTAACAACATAAGAATTATAGCGCTCTTTATTAGCTACATACAGATTATGTCGTATCTCTTTGTCCTTAAGTGGATTATTTTTACGCCATTTTTTAACCCGCGTTCTTTGCTTCTTTTTGAAATTCTCAAAATAATCTACATAGAACTGGAGATATTCTGCGGGCATACCAGCAGCTTTGTCAGCTTCATATTGTGCGCGGAAGAGTGCATCAGCACTTTGTTTTTTGCTGGCCATAACGTCCCCTTTATTTTTCCCGGCAGGGAATTGACAGCCTGCTTACGCAGGAGTATCACTATAAATAATAAGGGGACAAAATGCAATACTCAACTTTGCACGCTGCTGCGAGAGCATACGCCATCGCCGGTATCCCGGTGTTCCCCTGCAAAGTCAAAGGAAAGCAGCCAGTCACGGAGAACGGATTTTATGACGCAACCACAGACCTCGGGAAAATTGATCTTTGGTGGGAAAGTGACGAATACAATGTCGCGTTTTGTCCTGACGATGCCGGCCTTTTCATTGTGGACATTGACCCCGGCGCAACTCTCAAACCTGAAGAACTGCCGCCCACCTATACCGTGCGAACGCCTCGCGGTGGCTTTCATCTTTACTTTGAAGGGAGTGGGCGTTCCTCATCCAATCGGCTCGCCAGCCATGTGGACACCAGGGGAGTTGGCGGCTATGCGCTTTTACCACCGTCAGTTACGGAAAGTGGAAAATACACGGTTAAGCTGGATAAGCCGTATCATCCTTTACCTGTTTCGATAACCGAGGCCCTTCAGACCGCAGATACCGCAGTCACTGCAGCGGTGGAGAACCTTGACCTCCCCATCAACATCAACAGCGCCCGCCATCTCCTGAAAACCCTCATAGAGAAGGGTGACGTGGCCGTGGAAGGCTGCGGCGGCGACGACCGCACCTACCGGCTGTGCTGCGAAGTGCTCGACTTTGGCTTGAGCCCGCACACCGCGCAGGCGCTGATCGAAGAGATCTGGAACCCGCACTGCGCGCCGCCCTGGGATGCCGACGAACTGGAAGTCAAGCTGAAAAACGCATCGAAGTTTCGACAGAACGAAGTCGGCGCATACGGCAATACCACATCGCAGGAAGCGTTCGGCGATGCGATTAAAAAGCTCTCGCCGGAAGAAAAGCTTTCCCGGTTTTATTTCAAAGACGAACAGGAGATGGAAGATGAACCCGACCCGAAGTGGCTTGTCAAAGACCTCATCAGCGAGCGCAGCACGGTTATGCTTTACGGGCCGTCAGGCTCCTATAAAAGTTTCCTTGCTCTGGATATTTGCTTGGCCATATCGACTGGAACTTCCACGTTCGGTTCCGAGTGTGCGTCAGGTCTTGTATTTTACGGAGCACTTGAGGGAAGGGCACATTTGCGTAAAGCTCGCAGAGCGTGGCGGATTCTTCACGGCGTTGAGGGAAGGATTGAAAACTTTTTTGTCGGTTTGGCCCCGATGATTGCAGTGGATGGCGAGATGCAGGAGTTCGGTGATGAAATAAATAAACGTTGCGCCGGACGCAGGCCATCGCTTATAGTGATCGACACGTTATCGAAATCAATGGCAGGGATGAACGAAAATGACGCAGCGGACGCCGGTAAATTCATTAGATTTTGTGACAGCCTTGTTGAGGTGTTTGGATGCACTGTCCTTGCGATTCACCACACTGGAAAAGAAGAAGGGCGCGGTGCCCGTGGAAGTTCGGCATTTGTTGCGGGATTTGATACAGTCCTTGAGGTCAAAGCGCATAAAAATTGTAAAGCTGTTGAAGTCTATGTCCGCAAACATAAAGACGCCGAAGAAAGAGAAACCCCGTGGACGTTCGAGGGCCGTGTCATCGGGCCGTCCCTCGCGTTCGAGCAAACCACGCGCGAGCAAAACCGCCTTCTCGTCGGTGAAAGCAAAGACATCACACCCAAAAAAGTCGGCGCCGCGCTCAAGGAACTCAGGGCGTTCGGCGAAGACGGCGCGGTAATCACCGCCGTCCTGGCCGCGCACCTTACCCCCGCAAAGGAAACGGAGAGTGTCGAGGAACACCAGGCCGCCGTAGGCCGTGCCGGCCGCGCGCTCAATGCACAATCGAAGGGATGGCTGGAAGCATACTGTTTCAGGAAGGGGAGGAATCTATACTGGTTTCTGCCAATACCGGATTAGAAGACCTAAGGAACAGTCGGTTAATCTTCTGCCGTGTGGTGCATTGCCTCAATTTCAGCAGTCTCTCGGTGATGATTGTACCGATTCCGCTTTTCCCAAGCCTTGAAATCACGCTCTATGGATAGTTTCTGCTCCTCAAATATCTTCTGTGCCTTTGGCAGTAATTCAGCGCATACGGCCTCTAAATCGGTTCCGTGGCATGTCCTGAGCGGATGTGCCTTACCCCAAGCATGGGTGAGGACGCGCACTGCCCAATCGCTTGTGCGATTCTGGAAGTTCACCCACAGATGTAACCGATTCGTGCCGTTGCACCATGCGTTCAATTTATGAAGATTCTCGTGCATACCCATCCCTATAGTTACTTGAGTTCGCCGTGGTGGTACTTCTGGATCAGCTCGCTTATCTGGCGGCAGGGTATGCCATGCTTGAGCGCGACTTCTTTCTGCGACATGGCTTTTGAACGCACATCAGCCATCACCGGCTCGAAGGCGGCACGTGTCCATTTCGGCTTACGCCCGTTCAGGCCGTGATGTGGCTGTGGTCTTAGCTTCATTGTAGCCCCCTTTTTGTTGGCAGTTAATCAGATGCTCCAGATTCATCGGCGTCCCCCTTAATGATATTGACATGGCCGCAGGCAAAACAGACTTCGAGATTACCTGGATTGAACCATAGCCACGGGCGCTTAGGCTTGCCCATATACTCACCGCTCACTTCGCCCTTGCGTGCGCAGTCTTCCAGCCCGTTCGAGGCCAGTTTGTAGATGACGATATAGATACGCTTGCGCGCCAGGTCGCCCTGCAGGCTTTGATCCGCGACAGCGCGGGGATACAGGCCCTCCACAAGCTGTTCGGTCTTGATCTCCTTGCCCTTTGGCACCGAGGCGAGAAACTCAAGCGCGCAGCGTTGCGCCGCGTCCTTGAAGGCGCGCATCGGTGCATCAGAGACGATGAGCTGGTTCCACTCGCGGGGAGTCATCATATTTGTTTTAATCCAACTAAAAACCATTTCATTTTTCTCTCCTGTCCGGCATAGCGCCTACTTCGATCAAAAACATACGCATTTTGTGGTTGCCCGCATCGTCATCAAACCCGCACTGGCCCGGATTCTGTTCGTCCGCTTCAAGCACAATGTCTTTGAGAAACGTCACCGCGCGCAACTGCTGCGGCAAGGTCATGGGCATGAATTTCTTAGTGGCCTTCGCCATTGCTGAGTCCCCTCTCTTCGTTTGATTGATTGGCGCGCGCATCATGCACAAACCATTTTTTCAGTTCCGCGAACATCGCCACGCGATCCTTATCCGACAGCTCCAGGTGGTCAGCGAGCCCCCGGAAGTTATCGGTAATGACCTGCACAGGCCCGAGGCAATGGTTAGGATGCTTGGTGCCGTCCGCCGCCTGCATATTCGAGAAGACCAGGCCCTCTGCATTGATAACCGCCCTGCTGCCGAATCGCGGGGGCTTGACGCCATGCTGAAGATTTAAAATTGCTAATACAAAACACCCCATTAAAGTCTTATTGCCGCCGGTTTCGCGCACCGCGCGGACTTTCCAGCTATCGCGGTAAGCACTGTCGGGGAGTATAGGTTTTTCAGCCACTGGCGCTACCATCAGATTCCCGCTTCTGGCCGCACACATCCGTGAACTGCTTAAACAACATGGCGTAACTAGCCTCCCATTCCTCCGCCTTCGTGCGATTGTCTTCAGTCTTGAAATTGGCAAGAATATGGTCAGCCCACTCTTCCTTGGTGAACCTAATCTCACCCTGAGAAACAGGAGCGCGGGTATTCCAGCGAAGGGAAGCCTCTTCCCGCGTAGCAACGCCAGTCTCACTGGTAGCAAGCCCACAGCCATCGCAAAGCGCCCAGAAGGCGTCATAGCTATTTTCATGGATTTGTGCTTCGCCTCCGCAGAAAGGACAAGGCAACAGATTCAATGTATCGGTCATGCCGGGATCTCCCAAAATGCACGCTTCAGGAAACTGAGCTTGCGCGCGGTGCGTTTGTTTTTCAGGTGGTATATGGTTTGAGCATCGCCACTGTCCGCGCTCTCCATCAACTCGATCTCCCATGCGTCTTCGTCGCCAAACAAGCGCACAAGCGCTCCTATGGTGAAGGTGTCTTCAGAGCGCACGCGGCGCCACTGTATGTTTTGATGATCGGCAGTCATTCGCTTTCCTTATGCGCCTTCAGCGCGTTCGTGTCAATGTTTTCTAATCGCCCCAGTATATAGCCGTTGTTATAGTCATGCCAGTAATCGGTGTATGGCGGGTGTGGATTGTCGCTCTTGCGCTTAAAAACCCCGTCCGCGTGCCCACCGTTATAGGCCTTGTTTCCTGGCATAAGCGAAGCACCCGTGATTAAACGAGTGCTTCTGTTATATCAAGCTGCATTTTCTAAGAGTTCAATCAATTTGTCGGCCATCTTGACCCACGCCGCCGACTCCGCCGCCTCCGCCGCCACCAACTCCGCCTCCGCCGCCACCAACTCCGCCGGCTCCGCCGACCACGCCGACTGCGCCGCCGACTGCGCCCCCGCCGACCACGCCGCCGACTCCGCCGCCTCCGCCGCCGACTGCGCCGCCGACCGCGCCGACCGCGCCGCCGACCGCGCCGACCGCGCCAACCCCGCCACCAACTCCGCCGCCGACTCCGCCGACCGCGCCGACCGCGCCGCCTCCGCCGACTCCGCCGACCACGCC